CGTTGCCTTTCCAGTCCGCTCTAAGCAGCACCCCAGCGTTGTCGTTCCAAGCGGGTCCTTGCCCTAGCTCCTCTGCTCCTCGCACTGCCTTAACGTTGCCATCCGTAACTTTGCTTTGCCATTGCAACGTCAGTCTTCAATCCGCTCCCACGTATACCTTCCATATCCGGCGTTCCGCCACTGGCCGATCCCGTGAAGTACACCGTAGTTCAGCCACTCCGGGATCACATTGGCATATACATCCGGCACGATGATCCACAGGTCCACCGTCGACCCTTCAGGCACTGTCTCACTCGTTGCCAGTGAGATCCGTTCGCCCTGCGCCGTCTGGGCCCTCAGCGGTCTTTCCAGTCTGCCAACCTCTCCGGCAGTCTGGATCCGGAGCTTTCTGCAGGGATCCTTCGGCAGACCACCAACGAACTCGACAGGCTTACCGCTGACGAAGACCAATGAGTCGATCACTTTTTTGAAGGCCTTGATCTTGCAGGACTCCTTCGAGAACTCCTCGCCCTTGCACTTCTGCAGGGCACTGCAGGCACTCTTGAAGAACCCTTTGATCTGGTGTTCCCAGAGAAGCAGTGTCCCGTCCGTGTCCCGGCTGAAGACCGTGATCTGCTTGTCGCCATACTCTTCCACGCCGATTGTGGCGATCTCCTCTTCCCGGCTCGGTGCGTCCGGCGCTTTGGATGCGATATAGTCGCTGTATACTTCTTTGTTATTCGATGCAGTTCCCAGCATCATTTCGAAAAAGGTCAGTCTTACGTGTATGCTTTTCATTGATTTCCTCTCCTCTTTGCAATTTGGTTGATTATTTCTTGTTCATGATCCCGTTATAAACGTTTTTGATCTCTTTCACGGCTTATTCTTTCCAGTTCTGTAGTCAGCGCACATATCAGATCCACTGTCAGCTGGCCAGGATGTCTGACGCCTATCATATTTGTCTTTGATACCCATCTGCCCCACCAATCCTGAGAAAACGCATCTGATTCCAGCAGCATCCCTTTGAACAGCCTCCACAGATCTGTAATCGTTTGAAAATATGCCTCAGTCATGTCAGTTCCTCGATCCGGATCCAGATCCCTGGGATATTCGACCAGAACTTTTCTACAATCTCGGACGCCACCAATGCGTCATCCTTCCAGTATCCGCACTGGGTCATGCAATCCTTTAACAGCTTCTGCAGATTGTCCGTGTCTGGTTTCGTAGCCTTCCATTCACCAGACTCATGATTTCCAACAACAGGAAACAGCCATTTGACAATCAGGCGAAGCGGTCCCTGGTATGTTTCTTCCGGTCTGTGATTAGCCAGATATGCCTGCAGCTTCTGCCGTGCAACTTTAAGCTCCGGCGGATCATAGAAAAACGGTTTATTGTTTTTGATCATCACTTTGTGTTCCTGCGCCGTCACCGTCGGAGGGATCATCGGCATGAAGAATTCAGTCATGTTTCTTCTCTGCCTCCTTCAGCACCTTGAGGGCCAGCGTCCGGCTGGCAGCTCCATCTTCAAAAGGCTGGTGCCAGTCCTTGATGATATACCAGTGAGTCACTATCCACTTTTGATGATTTGTCGGACAGTGAAGCGTCTGCAGCTTCTCTTCCACAATCAGTGCACAATCATCCAGATCATAACGCCACCATTTTCGTTCCAGGTCGTTGTCTTCCTTCCAGAGGTACCATCCATTTTCTTCATTCGTGTAATCCTCCAGGAATGCGATCCGCTCTTTGTCATTTTTGAATTTTTTCATGTTCGTCTCCTTTTCTGTGTGCGACAGGTATGGTGTCCACACCACATCAGGTTAGGTGAGACGACGGCGTAAGCATTCGCCGTCTCATCCTCACACTGGTGTGTGTGGGTGCGACGCACATATATATGTAATATATATGGGGTCGGTCGCACCTTAGGTCGCACCTCCGACCGACTTTACTAGCAGAGTCGCACCTTTTTTAGCCTCATTAAGGTGAGAACCTGCTAGCAGAGTCGCATGGTCGCACCTCCGACCGATTTTATATCAAAGTCGCTAGGTCGGACCTTCTTTTATCAAGGTGCGACGTTGAGCAAATACTATACGGTCGCACCTTGCTCACCTTGCTTTTTTCGCTGGATATAGGTCCTCTTATCTCCTTCTCTTGATGTCTTTTCAAAGAGCTTGCAGAGCTCCCGGTTCCTTTTACTTCCGGTCCCGAACCACCCTTTCATTGTCTTCTCGTTCCAACCATTCTGATCTGCGATGTCCTGTAAAAGGACTTTTCCATCCTCTCCTTCCAGGCTTTCAAAAGTGACGGTGAACTCGTCAAGCCGTTCCGCTTTTTCGCGTTTTGTTCGCTCCTGCCTGGCCTCCTGACGCAGCTCATATACGCTTTTCTGATACTCCGGATGGACATCTTTCAGAGTGTCTGATCCGTCCAGATAATGCACAGGATATTTGAACCAGAGATTTACCGGAGCGAATCTCGGAAATTCCCGGAGAGTACCTTCGATCCTCCATGCAGTCATGGAGGCCGCATCAAGCCGCGCCTTATCTACTTCATACTTCAGCGCCTGCATTTGCCATTTATCCAGGACATTTTCGCAGTACGCATAGATACGATTCTGATTCAGGAGATCGTCTTCAGAGACGTCGTCCTGCCACTTCCAATGCGCATCAAGATACGCCTTGCAGGTCTGACAGACAGCTTTGTTTTCCTGCTGGAGCTTCATTTCGTTTGTGAGTTCCAATTCGATCAGGTCGATCACTGCATCCGGATCCCGTGCGAATACTCCGGATCCACTTGAGCGATCGGCAGCTTTCTTCTGTCCCTGCGATCCTTTGCTGTGGTGATGACAGTAGATCACAGCGCATTCCAGTTCCTTGCAGATCAGGTCGAACTGATTGCAGAAGGCTGCCATCTGATCGGCACTGTTTTCGTCGCCTGTTATGACTTTATAAATGGGATCCAGGATGATTGCCTTGTATCCTCGCTTCTGTGCCCTGCGGATCAGTTTGGGGGCCAGCTTATCCATCGGTACCGCACGCCCTCTCAGGTTCCATACATCAATGTTCTGCAGGTTTTCCGGTTTCAGTCTCATGGCGTCATATACGTCCTTGAAACGATGCAGGCAGGAAGCTCTGTCAAGCTCCAGATTGATATAAAGGACTTTCCCCTTCCTGCACTGCCATTTGAGCCATTTCCTGCCTTCTGCGATGGCGATGCAAAGCTCTATGAGGGCGAACGATTTGCCGGCCTTTGACGGGCCGGATATGAGCATCTTGTGTCCTTCCCGGAGAAGATCTTCGATCAACGCAGGAGCCAGATCCGGCATCTGATCCCACTCGGATGCCAGGTCTTCCATGTCCGGCAGGTTATCATTGACGGATTCGATCCAGTCCTTCCACTCGTTCCAGGACTCTTTTCCGATGTTCGTGTCAACGATGTATTGCTTCTGGTCTCCCCGTTCGCATCCCGGCATTCTCGACAGCCGGGACGGATTCCGGTTCTGTTTGTCGATGATCATGCCGTTCTTTTCGCAGATTTCATACAGATAATCGACGCGCTTCCGGTATTCGGAATAATCCGCAGCGTCCACTTTCACGATCGCATGAAGGGATTTCTTCCCGGAGTAAACCAGGACCGCGATCGGCAGCTCCAGCTCCCGGAGGAGAGCGTTCTGCTTTTCGATTTCCATATCATCTGATTCAACCAGCGCATACCGGAAATCAGTCACGTTTTCATTTCGGACTCCATTTCCATCCAGAGGGTTGAACCGGATCCAGGCCCCGCCTTCACGGTCATAATCACCAACCACAGAACCGATGTCGTCACCGGCTTTTGTAAGCTCCTCGATCAGCTGTCCGGCTGTCTTGTTGTAAATGCCTTTGTCTTTCGGGATGTATTTGTCTTTCTCATTTTTCCATGACTTTGTAACAAATCCGACGGCCTCCCCGGGCTCAAAAAGCGCTTCCAGGTATGATATCAGCTGTTTTCCAGGATGCCATTCCGAAGGGGCCTGAACGTCCCGGTTTTCCAACCAGTTCGCATCCACCACCACACCGTCCGTGTCGATCGTGCTGTCCCAGTCCAGTTCGTAACCTGTATCCGGCCGGTATCCTCCTTCTACAGCCATGTGATAAATGGTCCCTCCGGTCACCGGCGAAGCGGATCCATTGAAAGAATTCCACTTTTTTTCACATTCGCCGTAATGGTATCGTCCGGAATCCTTGCGGCTCCAGTCATCCCAATCGGCAGCAGAATAGCCTTCGTGCTTTAAGGCCATCCCGACATCCGTCCATTCCTGGTAAGTGCAGGCCGAGGGATCAATGTAAGCAAGTAAGACCCGCAGATCTGTTTTATTTTCCATAGTCATACTCCTACCAGCTCAGACCACCGTTTTCTTCAATACTCGGAGGAACGTAGGTCTTCGGGTTTATATCATAAGGTGTACGCCATCCATTGCCGGCGATCCGGTCGATCAGCCGGCGGGCCTGTTCGAAGGTCCAGGAACCCACGTTCTCAAAGCCCCTGTTCTCAAGCTGCCGGATCTGTCGCGGAGTCGCCATCCCGCTGTCCCTTCTGTCATAGATCCGGTCTATAAGCATATCTGCCTGACCGGAGCTTTCGACACCTTCCGGGTTGATCTGCAGCTTCTCGAGAGTCTTTTTCTGTGACTCCGTCGGCGGCTGCATAGCAGTACCGAATGGCGGAACATAGTTGACCAGGTCCATGTCCATAATGGACATTGCGAACTGCAGCGGATCGACCAGGCGGCTTTTTTTCCTTTTTTGTTCAGCAAGCATTTTGGCCAGGGCTTCTTCTCTCTGTGCCTGCACGTCTTCCGATGCCTGGTTTTCTGCCGCTTCTATATCAACCGCTTCCGGGTTCTTTGCAAGGTTCTCTGTCATCCTTTGCGCTATATCCGGATCTTCACAGATCAGTGACGCCGGATGACAGAGATCGTGCCGGTCAGTCAGCCATAAGAAGTCCAGAAGCAGCAGATGGTCTTTGCCCGGAAACAGTCTCGTTCCACGCCCTACCATCTGGCAGTATAAGCTCCTGACCTTCGTAGGCCGCAGCACTATGATGCAATCAACGGACGGACAATCCCATCCTTCTGTGAGAAGCATAGAATTGCAGAGTACGTTGTACTTGCCTTTGTCAAAATCTTCCAGGACTTCAGCGCGATCATCGCTGTTCCCGTTTACTTCTGCAGCCTGAAAGCCGTGGGCGTTCAGTATGTCCCGGAACTTCTGTGATGTCTTCACCAATGGCAGAAAAACGACTGTCTTGCGTTCTCTGCACCAGGTTTCCATTTCTGTTGCAATCTGTTCCAGATAAGGATCCAGCGCCGTGCCTATTTCTCCGACCTTGAAGTCACCTGCCTGAACAGATACCTGGCTGATATCGATCTTCAGAGGGACTGTCAGGGCGCGGATCGGCGACAGATACTTTTCTCGGATCGCCTGAGGAAGGGTGTATTCATAAGCGATATGCTCGAAATACGTTCCCAGATCCTTCATGTCTCCGCGATCCGGAGTAGCTGTCACACCGAGTACTTTTGCCCTGGGAAAATGCTGCAGGACCTTCTGATAGCTGTCGGAAATCACATGATGGGCTTCGTCGATGATGATCGTCGAGAAGTAGTCTTCCGGAAACTTTTTTAACCGGTTCTCCCGCATCAGTGTCTGCACGGAACCAACAACCACCCGGAACCATGAACCGAAGCAGGAGGACTCTGCTTTTTCCAGAGCGCTTCCCAGTCCGGTGCTCTTCCTGAGCTTATCAGCGGCCTGATCCAGCAGCTCCCCGCGATGCGCAAGGATCAGGACTCTGCTGCCTTCCTTGACCCGGTCGTTCGTGATCGCTGCAAAAACGATCGTTTTACCGGTACCGGTAGGAAGGACCAGCAGGAGCCTGTCTGCACCGTCTTTCCACATGGAGAGGACTGCATCATGTGCTTCCTGCTGGTACGGCCGCAGCGTCATCAGATCGCCCATTTATTTCCTCCGCTATCCTTCTGATCGTTCGGTGCATAGAACGTCTTCACATTATTGTAAGTATTTCCGTTTTTGGCTTTATTTTGCACGATCTGGCAGCGTCCACGCGTCCCAGGCAGCTTGCTCCAATAGTTTCCGGTGATGGGCTCGCCTTTCTTTTTCAGGCCAGTGCTGACCAGGAGGCTTCCGATCTTCCAGGCAAAATTTGAATGGAGAATAAAGTTTTCGCGGATGGAGACTTCATCCTGGCCAGGGACCTGAACATTCATGAAGACCGTAGCCATTTTGGCGCCTTTGTAATCGGAATTGTCTCCAACGAATGTTCGATCAATATGATCTACAACAAAGTCATAATCCCCTGCCGGAATGAGCTGAAATTCGTTCTCGTCTTTGTCAATCGTGCTGTCCCAATCAAGTTCGTATCCATTTACTGCCATCTCTTACTTTCCTCCTTTTAGTTGAATGGTATCTCTTCGTTGCGTCTGGCCTGTCGGATCTGATCGCGGACTTTTGTCCACTGCGCCACAAACAGGCCCTCTATGATTCCGGGATTCGTTTTTTCAAAGTCTGCGATCTCAGTCCCAAAGGGGACGAATCCCTTATTTACAGCAAAGTTTTCGATGTCCCAGGCTCCAATATTGTCATGGAGCATCAGATCCCGGAGTGCTTTCGGGATGTTCTTGTCGAGATCCGCATCCGTCACCGGTTTTTCTTTCATCAGATCTTCCTGCGTCACAGGCTTCTGAGGTACAGGCTCAGCTGTTTCCTTCGGCGCTTCAGGCTGCGGAGCGCTTTTGGAAGGCGTCACCTCCGGTTCATTCATTACCGGAGCTGGCGCAGGCTTCGGATCCGTCCGGACTGGTGAAGAACCTTCAATAACAGACCGGATCGCGTTGTAATCCAACGGAAGCTCTTCCGGCAGGCCGTAGCGATTTTTCGCGTCCCAACAGCTGTGATGTGAGGTATACATGACACGCTGGCCGCCCTGGGCTTTTGTCTTTTTGGTCTTGCTGTCCGTGATTACGATGGTTTTGTAATTCGCAAAAAGGACCATATCCGCCCATTCTTTTACAGCGGCGCTTATGGAAGTCTTTGGGCTGTCGATCAGCTTCATGGTATAGCGATCATAGGCGCCCAGCTCATCCGGCTGTTCGAACTTTCTGAGCGTAGCGTGAGCCGTCAGGACTACATTGATGTTCTTCTCGGTCACTTCTGTGAGAAGATTCAGGAGCTCCCCAAACTTCTCAAATACGTACCTGTACCCGTTGCCATAGCCAAAATCTTCAATTCCGCCTTTATTATGCTCATCAAGTACAGACTGGATCGCCATCTTCTCCGCCCAGTCTGCGGTATCGATCACCAGCGTCCTGCAGACATCCGGATGCTGCGTTACATACCGGACTTCCTCTTTCAGGATCGTCCAGGATGACGGGACAGGGAGCCTGGCCACGTCCTGTTCTTTTGTTGACCCTTCCGTGTCAATAAAAACAGGATCGGGAAACTGTGCTGCGAAAGTCGTCTTTCCGATACCCTCTGGTCCATAGATCAGGACTTTCTTCGCTCCTCCGATCCTTCCTCTTGTTATTTCCATAGCTGCCTCCTTTACAATTCAACATTTCTCCAGTCAACCGTTGCCGGCTTCTGCGGTTCCGGTTCTTTTACCACATACCCGTCTTCGATGATGATGCTGCACTCATCTCCGGTGGATACTCTGGTCGCAATCGCCTGCAGTCCTTCCTTCTGAAGCCACTCGCCAAATTCTTCCAGTGTCTGCAGATCCATCTGTTCCAGTTTATCCAGAAGGACAAACCCACACTTGGGATTCAATTTACGAACGATCGCAGTCGCGACTCTCAAGCGCTCAGATCCTGACATGTTGTCCCACTTCTGGCCGTTATAGGTCAGCTCACCATCCGCCACAGACAGTCCGGGAAGCGGAAGTTCTGCGTTGTCCAGGAGCGCGGTCTTCTGGTCGCGTACCTTGCTGAGCTGCTCAGTCAGCTCATCGTACTGTTTTGCATATATCCTTGCGTCATCCTCTGCTTTCTGTTTGTCCAGATTGGCACGGACCTGCCGGTTGATCTCATCGATGTTTGCGATACTGGTCTCCAGCTCCGCAGTAGACTCATCCATCAGCTCAGCCGCTGTCTTTGCTGCTATGGCAAGATCAGAACGGGTCTGATTCAGTTCATTTCTCAAAAGCTCAAGCTGCTGGTTATGTTCTGCGATAAAGCGCTCCAAGTCATCGATCTGCGCTGTAAGCCGTTCGGCCTTGTTGCCAAGCTGTGCA